AAAGATATCATTGGTGGCCCGTATCCGAAAAAATGTATTGCATGGGAGAAAGTTCGTAATGCAGTTGATACTGGACTTGCAGATGAAGATCCCGAAATCCTAGCAGAGTATACTGGTGATTATGTTTTTAATCCAGTAGAAAATACACACAAAATTCAAGTTGCAGAACCAGTTGATGTTCTGGAAATTGGTACAGGTTTTATGATGATCAAAAAACAAGTGTTTAATGATTTCAAAGAAGCCTATCCTCAATTCAGTTATACACCAGATCATAATCGTTCAGAACATTTCAAAGGTGATAGAAATATTCATGCGTATTTTGATACTGTGATTGACTCAAAGGCTTATTTGGGTGATATTGCAGGAGGAAGTGATCGATATCTTTCTGAGGATTATTTCTTTTGTCAATTTGTTCGTAGACTTGGATATAACATTTATCTTTGCCCGTGGATGAAATTAGGACATATGGGTTCTTATATTTTTTCTGGTTCGATGGCGAGTTTAGCAAATCTTGAATTTGCAGCTCATGGATTGGATACTGCGAAAGTAAGTGGACACACAAAACGAAGAAAGAAAACAACAAAACGAAAAAAGAAATGACTTGACAATGTGTTAAGAAATTGTTATAATTATACTATTAACTAAAACTGAAATAAGGAAAATAAAATGAAAGTAAGTGAAAGAACAACCAACCTTTTAAAAAATTACGCAAACATCAATCAGAGTATAGAATTTCGTGAAGGAAACATTCTTAGAACTGTTTCTCCATTGAATACTATTCTGGCCTCAGTAGAGATTACTGAGGAGTTATCAAAAACCTTTCCAATATATGAATTGAATCGGTTTCTTGGTACGTTGTCATTGTTTGATGATCCAGAGTTGGATTTTACTGATAATGGTGTTACGATGTCCGATTCTAAACATGAAGCGACATATCGTTATTGTGGAAGTAGTTCCATGTTTCAAACACCGCCTGAGAAAGATATAACCTTTCCAGAACCAGAAGTTGAATTTCGACTGACACATGATGTGTTTAAAAAGACCATTAACGCAGCAAACATATTGGGACTTCCTGAAGTGGTTGTTGAAGGCGATGGAACTGAAATAAGACTGTTGGTGTCCGATACAGGTAATGTATCATCGGATAATTTTTCAACTGGTGTCGGCCCTACGGACAAGACATTCCGTATGATTTTCAAAACAGAAAATCTTAATAAAATCATGGAAGGGGCATATGATGTTTCACTTTCTTCAAAACGAATTTCACATTTCAAACGAGAGGGCGATTCGTTACAATACTGGATAGCATTAGAACAGAATTCAACCTTTGAGGAGTAATAATTATGTCCGAATCTTTATTATGGGTGGAACAATATAGACCTTCCACCATCGATGAATGTATACTTTCCGAAACAATTAAGGGAACTTTATCAGACCTTGTAAAAGATGAAAAGGTTCCTAATCTCATGTTTACAGGCCCGTCAGGAGTTGGTAAGACAACTGCGGCACGAGCACTTTGTGAACAAACAAATAGTGATTATCTAATTATCAATGGTTCAGATGAGGGTCGAATAATTGATACCCTGCGAACCAAGTTGACTCAATTTTGTTCTACTATTTCCTTTGGGGGTGGTAGGAAGGTTGTGATTATAGATGAGGCGGATTATATGAATCCCGATTCTGTTCAACCAGCCATGAGAAACTTCATTGAGAAGTTTGCAGAAAATTGTTCATTTATTTTCACTTGTAATTACAAAAATCGAATTATAGATCCGATTCATTCACGATGTGCAGTTGTGGATTTTGGATTGGGTAAAGAAGAAAAACCACATATCGCAGCCCTGTTCATGGAACGATGTGTGTCAATGTTGGTTACAGAGAATGTAATTCATGACAAGAAAGTAATTGTAGAACTAATCAATAAACACTTTCCAGATTTTCGGAGAGTGATAAATGAATTACAACGATATGGTACTTCTGGAAATATTGATTCTGGTATTCTTGCAAATATAGGAGAATTGAATCTTAGTCAATTGATTTCTGCATTACGAGAAAAAGATTTTCAGAAAATGCGCCAATGGGTTTCATCAAGTGTAGATAACGATCCAGTATCAGTTTATCGTAAAATTTATGATAAATTATATGATGTATTGGAGAAATCTTCTATACCTTCAGCAGTATTAATTATTGCAGATTATCAATACAAGTCGGCCTTTGTTGCAGACCAAGAAATAAATCTTGTTGCATGTTTGATTGAACTGATGGCAGAATGTGAGTTTGTATGATGAAAAACACAACAGTATTTGACAAATATAGTAAAGTTCCAATATTTGGTAAACGCATTTTACATGTAGCCTCTCCTGTTCGATGGAAAGGAAGCAAGTATGAAGTAGAGCGTTGTTCTAACTGGAAAGTAATGATGGATACGGTGAATTTTTTGCCAATGTGTCATCACTATATCATGATTCCAGAAAAGAACACACTCTCTTCATCAGATAAACTTTATTCGATGGATAACGTAACTATAATTCCGTTTCCTTATCCACAATCAGTAATGCAGAATCGTGCCAATTTCGATGGTAGAACATTTTGTAGAATCTTTTCTGGTAGACAAAAGGTTGAATTTCGCCCTGGCGAATTCATTACATTACATACTTCTTCAATCGATATTGATTTTGTGTTCACACATCAACCAGAAATTCTTACAAATGTTCTTTGGAATTTGTTGTCGCTTCGTTATGGAATGAACAATACAGATTCTATGTGTTTTTTTCATTGGGTTGATTGTAATGCATCAAGTCCTGCACCAGCGTTTCCTCCTACATTTTTCAGACAATTTGAAGCCATTGACAGGTGCAGTAAGATATTTTTTCATTCTGATATGAGTTTGAAATATCTCATGTCAAATTTTGGAGAAAAGAAACCTCATGTCATTACACCAGATATAGTAGAATTGGAGAAAAAGATTTCCAAGATGCCACTTAAAGCGAAACCACTTCCTCAAACGAATGGTGAGTATTGGAGTCCACCAGAAGGAAAGAAAATTATTGCATTTAATCATCGATGGAATGAAACAACTGGTGCAAGACAACTTCATAAAATGATGGAAGGATTGCCAGAAGAATATTTGGTTCTTGTTACAGATGAAAAAGTTAAAAAACCATTGTCTGGATATTCACCTGTGGATGAAGGTGGAAAATTAGAAGAGTTGGAAGGAGATGATTCTGATTCTGTTTATGAACCAGGCCGGTTTAAATATGCATACGAAGGAATCCCAAAATCTCGACTTGGTTCTATGGAATTATATTCTGATTTTTTACGTGGTTCTTATGCATCGGTTGCATGGATTAAAGGATATGCAACATGGAATCTATCAGTACAAGATCCGATTTTAGTGGGAACTCCAACTTTGGTTTATGATTCGCCCATGATGAGAGAAGTACTTGGTGATAATTATCCGTTTTATTTTAAAACAAAAGATGATTTTCAAAGAATGATTCAAAATATGCCAAATGATTTCTCACATGATATACCCAAACACGATCATACGTTTCGGGAAAATTTAGTTCAGGCCATGATGAATAGTTGGCAACATACTAAAATGAATAAAGAGGGATCGTTTTGTAAGCCATGGTTATATTTTATTTTGAATGGTATGGAATATAAAAAAGATTTCCTTTTCCAAACACATCCGATTATGGTGGATGCACAAGGTGGAAATTCTTGGGAAACGATTCGTAGGTGGTGTTTGCAATTTGGTCTGAAAGATGATCCAACTTCTCGCCATACTCGTTTGTTTATTCCAAATGAAGATATAAAAAGCAAAGTGGAAAAATATTTAGAAGGTTTTGATGGTACTAAATATTCTATGGAAGAACATAAGAAATTTCATAGTGAATTAAATAAAAGTAATGTAAGATCAACCTTATCAGAGTTTATGTAATGAGCCCTTTTGATTTTGTAAATCAGATTAATCATGGTAAAATAAATTTAATGGACAAATCCCCCGAATTAGAAAGGGAGTATAAACAGTTCATTATAAATCGTGCATTGAGTTTTAATCACGATACGGTACTTTATTCAAACGAAATGAATGTCCAAAATCACCTAGATCCGAAACTTCAATTCGACTTTTTTCTAAATATAATCAGACCGAAGAAACGGTATGGAAAATGGTTGAAACGTGAAAACAATGGAGTTCTCGAATTAATCAAAGAATATTATAAGTGCAGTTATGCGAAAGCGAGAGAGTACTCTACTTTACTTGATGATTCGCAACTGGATATTATTAAACAAAAAGTTGATATAGGTGGTTTGAAAGGACAAAATGAGCGAAAACATAATTCAAGCGATGATTGAAGTAACACTAAAAGAGCCTGATGATTTCTTAAAGGTACGAGAAACCCTTACACGAATCGGAATCGCATCACGCAAAGAAAAAACTTTATTTCAGTCATGTCATATCCTGCACAAGCAGGGAAAATATTACATAGTACATTTTAAAGAGTTGTTTGCATTAGATGGCAAGACAACCAATTTTTCTGAAAATGATGAAGCGAGACGAAATACGATTGCCAATCTTCTCACAGAATGGGAATTGATTTCTCTTGTTGAACCAGATAAATCATCAGAACCTACAGTACCATTGAGCCAGTTAAAGATCCTGTCCTTTAAAGAAAAGGATGAATGGGATTTAACTCCAAAATATAATATTGGGAACAAAAGGGATTCTGATGAGAATGACGAGTGATTTACAATTTTATAAATTATTTTCAAGTGTAAAAGACCCCAAACGAGCCACAGAAGGTTCAGCATGTTTTGACTTGTACTCTTTTTTGCCAGACAACTCAGCAGTTTCGGTTTATATAACCCATTCTGAAGAGTTGGAAATAAGAAATAGATTGGTACAAAATGAAAGGGTGCAAGTCAATCCTAACGAGAGAGTTTTGATACCTACTGGAATTATTTTTGATATTCCAAATGGATATTCAATGAGACTATATCCAAGATCGGGCCTTGCGTTGAAACAAGGATTAACCCTTGCAAATAATGTAGGGATTATCGATTCGGATTATGTCGAACCTGTTTTTGCAATGATAACTAACATCAGCGGAACAACGCAATACGTGAAACACAATGAACGTATTTGTCAGGCAGAACTTTCAAAAGATCATTTATGTGTATTAGAAGAAATAAATGAACCACCAGAAAGAAAAACCGATAGAGATGGTGGATTTGGATCAACTGGCAAGAAGTGAGTATAAATAACTATGAAAACTAAATATAAATTGGTAGTGAAAGATGCAGGAAGTTATGCAGAAGAT